ATTGGATTTATCATTTATTAGAAATGATTATGTTTTATCATAATTTAAGTATGATGCGCGTTGATCTAGGATATTTATGTGTAGAAAATATTAAGAAATATTCTAAACTATTATTTTTGTTAAAAAAATATTTGCCTATAGATCATGCGGTAGTTCAAGCTGCTGTGCAACAAGCTGCTGTGCAACAAGCTGCTATGCAACAAGCTGCTATGCAACAAGTGGCTATGCAACAAGCTGCTATAAAAGAAGCTTCACGACAACAGGCTGCCTTACCTCCACCTGCATCTGCCTTACTTCCGCCTCCACCTGCATCTGCCTTACCTCCGCCTCCACCTGCATCTGCCTTACTTCCGCCTCTAATGAGAGGTATAGGTGCAAATCTAATTCCAAGCAGAAGAGATGCAAGTTCACGCAGAAGAGATGCAAGTCCAGGCAAACCTCGAAATCCAAGTCCAGGCAAACCTCAAAATCCAAGTCCAGGCAAACCTCAAAATCCAAGCAGAGGCAGAGGCAGAAGCAGAAGCCCAGGCGGAAGTATACAAGGCGGTGGTTCACCTAAAGTATCCGCAACAAAACCAAAAACAAGGAATAATAGATACTCCAAAAATGCACGGACACGTAAAAATAACCATAACCATAAACATAAGCGTAAACAACATCGTAATCGCAAGTATAAGAAAACAACAAATACAAAATCTAATCGTAGAACAAAATCCAAAAGCAAAAAGAACGTAACATTCAAGCGTAGAAGAAGGTCAAGGTGAATAATTCGATGAAAGTGTAAGTTTTTACTAATATTTTTATGCTTTTTTTACAAAAATATTAATTCAGCATGAATATCTATTTATGAATTATAATTACGCCTTTTCTCTCGTTTCTCTCCTTTCTCTACGTTTTTTACTTGCGAGACTTGCGAGTCTTCCTTGCAGAAGAGGCTATCTTCACCGCACCGAATTTGCCCTTCTTTGCAGTGTAGCCATGTTTCACCAATCTTTTCTCACGTTTGGCAGTCGTGTGCTTCTTTGCAGAAACAACGCGACCATGTTTGTTCATCACCAATTGAGCACGAGTCAATCCACCACTTGTTTTGTAAGCAGTCTGGTGCCATACTTGAGCGCGTGAACCAACTAATCTTTCGAATACATGTCCGTGTATCGTATATTTGCCATCAGGGCGTCTCTTATAACTTCCGTGCATTTTGTCTATTGTCTATAAAAAAGAATGAGAAAAAAATATTATTTTGATGTAATTTAATCGTGGCTAATTATTGCTAAATATAAATACTATTATCCACTTCGATTAATAGTTGCTGGACCACCAATGTTTGGACCCAATCCAGATGAATTTGTATAAAGAACACGATGCATAGTAGAAGACGCGCCTGGTCCCGAACCTCCTGGTGCACCAGCCCACTTTCCATACGCATTCAACGGAACATTTACTCTTGTATAACACTGGTTGGGTGTCCCTACCGACGCAACAATTTGATGTGCAATTCGAATATTCAATGGAAACTTCGAAAGAACTTCCGAATTATAAATATTCTTCTTCAATGGTTTCGGTGGACAACATATTTGTTTAAAATGGTAGTCATTTGTCATTATTATGATTAAACAATATATAAAATTGATATAAAATAATTAGCGTAAATTATATAATAACGTCTACCACACCAACCAAAGTATAAACAAAACACTTATTCTTTCAACTATGGCTACCAAAGCTCCTAAAAAGTCTCTCAAGAAATTGACAAATATAAACCCAGATGCAACCCCTGAAGAAATCGAAAATACAATCGTTCAAGAAATGTCTGCAATGTCTGTGTCCGCATCTAGCGAGACAGAACTCGGCAAGTATCAAAAGATGTCCGACAAGGAACATATTCTCAAAAAACCCGATACTTATATCGGCCCCATCAATATGACAGAAACAGAAACATACGTCTATGATTCCGCGACATCTTCCATCGTCCAGCGCCCAATCTCATACATCCCAGGTCTCTACAAGTTATTCGATGAAGGCGCAGTCAATAGTCGCGACCACTATGTCCGTCAAGCACAAGCAGTTGCCGATGGCAAGCCCAACGCTTTGCCTGTTACATATATCGATTTTGATATCAGCGAGGACGGCGTCATCTCCATCACGAACAACGGCAACGGCATTGATGTCGCGCAACATCCGGAACACAAGCTATGGATTCCCGAGATGATTTTCGGCCATCTGCGCACATCTACAAACTATGACGAAAACAAGAAAGAGAAAATCGTGGGAGGCAAGAATGGTTTCGGTTTCAAACTCGTTCTCATCTGGTCTACATGGGGATGCGTCGAGACGATTGACCATACGCGTAGTCTCAAATATATTCAAGAGTTCAAGAACAACTTGGAAGAAATCTGTCCGCCGAAAATTACAAAGTCGACTGCAAAACCATACACGAAAGTCTCGTTTCGACCTGATTACGCGCGTTTCGGTCTAGAGAATTCCACACTGACACCAGACATGCGCGCGCTTTTCGAGAAACGCATTTACGATATTGCAGCCATCACCGACAAGTCCGTTAAAGTCAGGTATAATGGAAATGAGGTCGCAGTCAAACACTTTCAGCAGTATATCGATCTCTATATTGGCGCGAAAGGCGACACAAAGCGTATCTATGAAAGCCCCGATCCTCGTTGGGAATATGTCGTGTCGCTTTCATCTAGTGGCGAATTCCAACACGTCTCATTTGTGAACGGAATTTATACACAGAAGGGCGGCAAACATGTCGAGTATATTGTGAACCAAATCGTGCGCAAGTTGACGGAGTTTATCAAGAACAAGAAGAAAATCGACGTCAAGGCGACAACCATCAAAGAACAACTTGCGCTATTTCTGCGCTGCGATATTGAAAACCCGTCGTTTTCGAGTCAGAGCAAAGATGAGCTGGGAACGGCGTCGTCTGCTTTTGGTTCGACGTGTAAAGTGAGCGATGACTTTATTGAGAAACTTGCAAAGATGGGTGTGATGGATGCTGCATGTGAACTGACTGCAGTGAAGGAAAACAAGGCGGCGAAAAAGACGGATGGCTCAAAGACGCGGACGATTCGTGGAATACCGAAACTAAATGACGCGAATTTTGCAGGAACTGAGAAGTCTGGTCAGTGCACGATTATCTTATGCGAAGGTGATTCAGCAAAGGCAGGAATTGTTTCGGGTCTCAGTCGCGAAGACCGGAATATTATTGGCGTTTATCCAATGAAAGGCAAGATCATGAACACACGCGGCGAAGCAGTCAAAAAAATATCCGAAAATAACGAAATCAAAGAAATCAAGCAGATTCTCGGTCTTGAAGTGGGACGCAAATACACCCTCGACGACGTGAAGTATCGTCTTCGATATGGAAAGATAATATTTATGACCGATCAGGATTTGGATGGGTCACATATCAAAGGTCTTGGGATTAATTTGTTTCAAAGTGAATGGCCATCTCTTGCTGAAATTCCGGGATTTATTGGTTTCATGAATACGCCGATTTTGAAGGCCAAAAAGGGAACACAAGAGAAGGTGTTTTACAATGAAGGTGAGTATCGCGCATGGAAGGAAGGAACAGCTGCAACCCCAGCAGCCAACACCACCGGATGGAATGTCAAATATTATAAAGGTTTGGGAACAAGCACAGGCAAGGAGTTCAAGGAGTATTTTGAACACAAGAAAATCGTCGACTTTGTGCACAGCGGTGATGTATGTAACGACGCGATTGACATGGTCTTCAACAAAAAACGCGCGGATGACCGCAAGACGTGGTTGTCGACATATTCGCGTGACAGATATTTGGACACACTGCAGCCGAGTGTCACGTATGAGAAATTCATTCACGATGAGATGATACACTTTTCAAAGTATGATTGTGACCGCTCTATTCCGAATGGCATGGATGGTCTTAAAATCTCGTTGCGCAAGATTCTATTCTCTGCATTCAAGAAGAATCTCAAGACTGAAATCAAGGTTGCGCAGTTTAGTGGCTATGTTTCAGAACATTCCGGATATCACCATGGTGAAGCAAGTTTGAATGCGGCAATTGTCGGAATGGCGCAGAATTTTGTGGGCAGTAACAACATCAACTTGTTTGAACCCAATGGTCAGTTTGGGACTAGAAATAATTCGGGTCGAGATTCTGCTAGTGAAAGGTATATCTTTACGCAACTGAACAGGATAACTCGATTCATATTTCGCGCGGAAGATGACGCATTGTTGACTTACTTGGACGACGATGGACAAAGTGTTGAGCCGATATTCTATGTGCCGATTATCCCTATGGTTTTGGTGAATGGCGTGAAAGGCATTGGAACTGGGTTTAGCACGGATATTATGTGCTACAACCCGCAACAAATCATTGACTATATTAAATACAAACTTACGCCGGCATCGGCATCTGCATCTGCACCCGCAACCACGCCAGCACCAACCATCAATCCATATTACAAAAACTTCAAGGGAACGATTCAACGTATAGTAGACGCCAGCACCAGCACCAACACCAACACCGCCACAAAGTATCTAATCAAAGGTTGCTATACGATTCTAGATGATAAAAAAATCAGGATTACAGAACTGCCGATCGGAACATGGACAGACGAGTACAAGAAATTCATCGAACAACTTATTGAACCGGTTGCAAAGAAGAGCGGCGACGCAGCAGGAAGTGCATCCGCATCTGCCGCCACGGCCGGCATCCAGCTTGTGAAAGACTACAACGATATGAGCACAGATACAATAGTAGATATTACACTGATAATGATGCCAAATATTATTGCAACATATCGCAACAAAGTTGTGGAACATGGGTGCACGATGCTGGAGAAGTGTCTTGGATTATATACGACGCAGTCGACAACCAATATGAATATGTTTGACGCGAATGAGAAACTGAAAAAATACAATACACCGGAAGAAATTGTAGAAGACTATTATCCTGTTCGTATCGAGTATTACCAGAAACGAAAAGCGCATCTCGTAGACGCGCTCAGGAAGGAACTACTTGTGTTGTCGAATCGTGCAAGATATATTAGCGAAATATTGGATGACACAATTGACTTGCGCAGAAAAACGACTGCAAATATGGTGCAGATATTGAAAGATCGCAAGTATGATATGCATCAAGGAGACGATGGCAAAGATAACAAAGATGGAATTGACTCGGGCGTGGGATACAAATATTTACTAAAACTTCCAATGGATAGTGTTTCAGAAGAGAATGTCGAAAAGCTGCGCACGGAAAAGGAAAAGAAAGAAAAAGAACTGGCGCATCTTGAATCCAAAACAACAGAAAATCTATGGCTGGATGATTTAGCAGAATTGGAAGAAGAATATGGCAAGTTCGTAGAACGTTCGGGTAGCGAAGAAGGAACCAAGACCAAGACCAAAGCAGAAGATGGATCATCAACTACAAAAGTAAAATCAAACCCAAAACCGAAAGTAAAACCATCACTAAAACCACTGGCACCGATTGCTACACAATAAGTAACAGCAGGTTCGAATAGATTTTATATTTTTATTTGAGTAAAATATAAAATATATTTATGTATACCCACCAATGCTTAAAACCACGGGTTAAGTTCGAGCGTTTTACCCTTGACATTATCATAAGTTGGCCATGTCATAATAGTATACATACTGCTCGCATCACGTTTATATTTTAGATACGCCTGGATTTCATTCATTAATTTAGGAACACAATGTGCCACGACAAACTTATTTAATGCCGTGACTTGCTCTCTAACATTGTTTGGTAAGTTTACCGCACTTTCAAGATAAAGCGCTCGCATAATTATTTTAAGCTGATCATTGTCTTGCTGTCCGATAGTATATTGACCATCCGATAACCTATGCACTTCTGCGCGAAGCGTATTTTGTATAATTTGAATATTTGCAGCGCTAAAAAAAGTATTACTAACATCGTTATCGGTCCAGTTTCCAATCATTGCATCTCGGAATGTTGTAATCTGGTTTACGGGGATTTTATCCCACATTGAAAAACGAATATCGTGTGGTGGTTCCATAATATCAATTCTTCCATTCGATACATTTTTACTAGATACATTTTGAATATAAGGGTTACCGCATGATCCTATATTTGATAACGACGATGAATTCATTTTATAATATTTATTGTAAAGATACTACTATATTATAATATATTACTATTTTATTTTATTCTTAATCCAACTACTATATATACTATATATACTAAATATCATAAACTAATAAAATCGAACCATGTTGAAATATTTAGATAAAATAACACTTTATATTCAACTTATTATATAATATATATTTATAGTATATATAGTTATATAGTTACTTTCAACAAAAAATGTCATTTAATAGTGTAGTATTAATAGTAGCATCAATAATATTTGTGTTATTACTTGCAGTTTTTACTTATTTTATTTATGAAGCACAGAAAAGAAAGTATAATATTGTCCCTGCATCATGTCCCGACTATTGGACACTAAGATCAAATAAAGATTCAACAACTGGCAAAATAACTTCAAGATGCGAACATCCGATAAGTAAAACGAATTGGGGGATGTGCAATGGTAAGAACTTACCACCTGATTATAGTTATAAATCAGATTTAATAAAACCATGCGACATATTTTTACATAAATATTTGTGGACGACACAAAACTGCGGTGGAACTATTTTATGGGATGGTGTAACGAATAACGATGACTTCAGAAGGTCGTGTAAACCGGCAACTAAATCTTAATATTTTTATAATATCCACAATATCCACAATATCCAAGTCATTTTATAGTTTATTATATTTTAATATGAATACTTTATATTAAAATATAACATTACAATATATTACTAAATATTGAGATTACAAGTATAGTAAAATTTGTAAAATAAAACAAACCAAACCAAAACAAACCAAACCAAAACAAACCAAACCAAAACAAAACTAATAATAATATGGAAGCTACAAATACTACCAATATTACACTAAATTTTCGCAAGACATTACTACTTACTGCGGCATTAGTTTTTTTATTTTTAATACCTCTTACTACGATTGCTATACTAAGATCAAATAGTAAAAAACAAATATGGGCGCCTATGATAAGTCAATGCCCTGACTATTGGAGATTATCTAAGAGTTTGGATGGACATTTGAAATGTTCTCCAAACGTTCACAAAAGTAATACAGGTGGAAATAGAAATATTAATCCGTTCTTCATATATCAATTACCTAGTAAAAAGACAAAATATGATTATGCGGTAAAAAATGGATTAATGTGGGATGGTATTACTAATAATTCCGAGTTAATAAGTCGGCAAGTAATACCGCCTGATAGAAATATTGGAATATTACTTGGTAATATGTTTACATTAGAAAATTCTGGATATACATCTACAACTAGAAAAACGCAGGACCCGAACTATCTAAATTTATGGAAGTAATAATAATAATAATAATAATAATAATAATAATACATTTCCAAATCAACATAGAAACATTTCTCGTATTTTAATAAGTTCTGTTCCTATTATAATACATATTGCAAATTATAATAAGTTATTATAAGTTATTATATTGAAATAATAATAGTCATCATCCTATAATAGTAACTATATAAGCATGTCAATAAATACAACCGCAAATATGTTAAAAATAAATATGAATGAAATTCTCGGAAGAGATCAAATCTACGATAAAGTAAAGCTAATACTGAAAGATTTCCAAGAGAATAAAAAGGATATCACGCTGAAGCGTGGGATTTATATTTATGGGAATCCGGGAACAGGTAAAACAGAATTCATTACAAATCTTCTACGCGAACAGAACTATGACATTATTAAATACGACGCAGGTGATATACGAAATAAATCTATTATTGATACGATTACGCGTCACAATATGTCGGATAAAAACATCATGTCGATGTTTGAAAAAAAAGTCAAAAAAATAGTCATCGTCATGGATGAAATCGACGCCATGAATAACGGCGACAAAAGTGGAATAAATTCGCTTATAAAATTAATTCGGCCTAAGAAGACGAAAAAACAAAAGGTAGAGGAGGTTTCATTTAACCCGATTATTTGTATTGGCAATTATCAAATCAATAAGAAAATAAAAGAGTTAATGAAAGTTTGTCATACATTTGAATTAAAGACACCAACGAACGAGCAAGTGTGCACGATTTTAAAAACGCTTGATTTAAAATTTGAAAAATCATTGAATACAAATATCGTTTCATTTATTCAGGGCGACTTACGTAAGATGGTATCAATATGTGAGATGGCTAGCAAACAAAGTAATATTTTACAGAATGATATTATTCGCACCATTTTTCAGACGAAAAGTTACAACGACGACAGCAAAAAACTTACACAACATTTGATTAACAATAACTATCCAATTGAGCAGCACAAAGTGCTGATGAATGAAACAGATAGAACGACGATTGCGCTACTATGGCATGAAAATATAATCGATGTTTTGGGAAAATACCAGAAAAATATTGGGGTGCCTTTTTATCAAAAGGTTTTAGATAATATTTGTTTTGCTGATTATATTGATAGGATAACGTTTCAAAATCAGGCATGGCAATTCAATGAAATGAGTTCGCTTATTAAAACATTTTATAATAATAAAATATACCACGAATATCCCGATTTTACGAAAAAGACAAAATTTAATCCACTTGAAGTTCGTTTTACAAAAGTTTTGACAAAGTATAGTACAGAATATAACAATTCACTATTTATTAAAACATTGTGCCAGCAACTTTCGATGGATCAAAAAGATATGTTTTCTTTTTTTATACATCTTCGAAAAATATATAGCGAAGAAGAAATATATAGTATGCTTGAAAACTATGAAGTTTCCAAGTTAGATATCAACCGAATGTATCGGTATTTAGATAAGTATACTCAAAAGGTATTTGAAACGCCATGCGATAAGGGAGACACTGCAAGTGCATATGATAGCGATGAGTCTATAAGTTTGTGATTCTATATTTTGTAGATTTTTTATTAATAATTTTATATATATTATAATAATAGTAATAATATATATAATGTCATACTATAGTTCGTATTCTTCATATTTAAATACAAAACTTTGTTGTAAAGATCCCGTTGGCCCACAAGGTGTTACAGGTGCGATGGGGCCGACAGGACCACAAGGTGCAACAGGTGAGCAAGGTGCTACTGGCCCACAAGGAGCCACAGGTGTGCAAGGTGTTACGGGCGTTACAGGACCACAAGGAGCCACAGGTGTGCAAGGAGCAACAGGTGTGCAAGGTGCAACCGGCGTGCAAGGAGCCACGGGTGTGCAAGGTGTTACAGGTACACAAGGTGCTACTGGCCCACAGGGTGTGCAAGGAGCAACCGGCGTGCAAGGAGCCACGGGTGTGCAAGGAGCAACCGGCGTGCAAGGAGCAACCGGTGTGCAAGGAGCAACCGGTGTGCAAGGAGCCACAGGTGTGCAAGGTGTTACAGGTACACAAGGTGTTACAGGCCCGCAAGGAGTTACAGGCCCGCAAGGAGTTACAGGACCACAAGGAGCCACAGGTGGAAGTCCATGGTTTGCCGCGAATTATATTGGACCCACAGGACCAGGATACACGGGAACAGGATACACAGGCGACGTAATGGTTTTTGGCAAGTTGTATGTGCAAGGCGGCATTGACCCAACTTATTTAGCAATAGAATCACTTCCGACCGACCCAATACCCGCTGGGTTACAAGGCATATGGGTTGATAATACACAAAATGCACTTCATGTTAAAAGTAACAAAATAACATTGAATAATGCAACAAATGTAACTCAAATATCGGAGTCTGGTTTATCACATATTTATGCAGTGGGTCTTGTAGAAAATAAAGAAGATGTAGCGGTTAGTTCTACTTCTGTTGTTGAAACCATCTCTACAACCGACGCATCTGCGTATCAAAACACGTCAATAAAAACATGTAATACTACTGGTATAAGTGATATTAGAACTGCGACTAATTTATCTACTACCAATATCGGTAGTTCTACTATTAGTTGTCTCCCCAATTCCGTAGTTATGGGTGTAGGTTGTGTGATCCCAAATAGTCCAGCAAATATAGACGCAAGTATATCTATACAAACAAATTCAACAGATCCTCAACTATCACTTTCTCAATCTGCTCCATTTTCTTCAAGTTATTCAACTATTATAGACAAAAATGGTATAACTCAAAACAATAGCGGCGGTGTTGGTTTTACTATTAATACAAATAATAGTGCTTGTAATCTTCAAAATAACTCAACGATTGGACTATTTGCTGGAAGTAGTGTAGCAATAGCATCTCCAACCTCTACAACTATTAGCGGTCCATTAGTTAAATGTTTAAATACTGGTGCTGGGGGTCAAACAAATCCTCAACTTGTATTAGAAAACACAAATGCTACTGGTTCTGTGGCGTTGGAAGTGTATAAGAATAAACCGACGGCAGGAAGTAATGGAGATGTGCTTTTTAATCAATCCGTATATGGTAAGGACAGCGGGAATGTTAAGCAAGAATATACAAGAATATCACACACTATTAGAGATAATATTGGAGGAACAGAAGATGGTTCTATTGAGTTCTCTGCTTTTAGAGCAGGAGCGGTGAATACATTTATCCAAATAAACGGAGTAGATAATGAAGTAAATTGTCTAAAAAATCTTGACATGGCGGGAAATAGTGTTTTAACAAATTCTGGTGGAAATAGTGGGGTTTATAATTACTTGAATGTGTCTTTAACTGATACTACTAATACTGACAAGGTAGAACTTAACGCCCAATCACTCGTTTTTGACGACGATATACCTACTATTACTCAAACAATTTTCAACAAATCAGGTTTTTATAATACCGATAATTCTATCCAGTGTAATGCTAATAATGGGTTTATTATGAATTATGGTAGTGCTGTGAATAAAACTACTTTGGACTTGGGGAAATTGGAAATGTATAATACAGGTGTTGATAATAATGACACAATATTTTTACAAAATACAGGTTCGGCAAATCCTATTATTCAAATATTAACCAATCAACCATCTACAAATAATTCAAGCACTTTTGGTGCTTCTACACTTGACGGAGGTTGGACTTATGTTGATCACGCCTTATCAACGGCAAAACAACTCCGTTTCACTAATCCTGCTGGTAGTTCTTCTACTATTTTCCATACAGATGTGTTAAATGGTGCTCCTCTATTAATCACGACAGATCAAACATTACATATAACTATTGGTTCTGGAAAAGATCTAATCATGACGAACTTACCTACGAGTGGAAGCGGTCTTCCTGCTGGTGCTTTGTGGAATAATAGTGGAGTTTTAAACATAGTATAAATTAATTAATGGGGCAATTAGCGTTATTTAGCAACATTTGCACCAAATATAACATATATTGCAATATGTTATATTTTATATCCCATGCCACTCCACTCCACACCACACCACACCACACCACAACTACTCCTCCTCGCTCTTAAGCATTCGTGTCGTCCTTGCAACATTCGCCTTCCACCAGTCTAGCGAATCTTGTGTAAATGCATTGCGATGAAAGCGTCTATGTTCTGCAGCCTGTTGCGGTGAATCATAGAAGTAAAAATCCGGCTCATACTTTCCACGACTTGCCCGCGCATCACACACCTTCCAGAGCAAATCCTCGCACAGCGATCCGACTCGCCAGGGATATTCGACGCCCGTCACTGCATTTACTATGTAATGTCCTTGTACATTTGATGAAAAAGACCTCGGACGTTTTGTTCTTTTTTCGCCACCGCGTCCACCACCACCACCACCACCACCACCACCCACCGAACCAGCATCATCCCAATCATCGCCACCCGCATCTACCTTACTCAAATTTAGTCTACTCTTATTTCGGATGCCGCCACTCGCACCCGCACCCGCACCCTTCGAATTCTCTGCCAACATCACCATTTTAAATGCGTAACTGATATGTATATTTAACAAAAATTCTTTAAGCCATTTTTAAATATATTTTCAAGAATTACTTATTACGACAACTTCACTTGATTCATTCACCTTATTTTCAAGCTGACTAATGGTAAGATTTTTATCATCTAGTATCGCCTGTTGTTCATCGATAATCATTTTTAATCTTGTATTTTCTTTCAGTGCACTTCCGTAGAGATCTTTCAAATTTTTAAACTGCTCTATTTGTTTCTGTTGTTTGCCCAATAGTTCAACAACTTCTGCGATACTAAGTTCGCGTTGTCCTTTCCCTTCTTCTTGAATTACTATTTTCAACTGCGACGGGTTATGATCTTGTTGCGCTTGTTGTCCCTGTTTCGCCTGAATATTTTTCATCATTTGTTTCTTCTTCTCTTCAATTTCAACAATCTGTTTCACCACATCGGGTTTTAATTTTATATCTCCTGGCTCATATGCAGCCAATTTATCTTCCAAATCTTCCGTGAAAAATTTAACAACTTTATCATCTTTTATAAAATCCTGCAATGTTTTTGAGCTATATTTTGCATATTGTCTATCAGGGTGACCTACTATGTCAATATTATCTAGTAGCTTCCTCTTGTCCATCGTATTGTGCGAATGTGAAAAAACCAAAATCGTTTTCATTGGATCCAGCTGCACAAATGGTATTGTGTATCCTTTTAAAAATTCGCGTTCTTCGGCCAAACACGCATCTTCGTTATACCTGGTTTGTTTCAATAATTGCCGCTTAAATGCAAATGTTCCTGCCGTAGCATGGTCCTTTCCATAGGGTCCAAATTGCACCATTCGTTTCCTATCATTAAAATAAGTATACATTTCACTTGAACCGGCACATAAGGCACGAGGATGCGCGGTAAGCATATCTACTGCATGAGAAACGCGATCAGGTGGATAAAAATCGTCGTCATCCATATAAACGATAATATCACCCCTAGATTTATCATGCATCGTATTCCTTTTTTTACCAAGTGACATTTTCTTTTCAAATCTGAAATATTTCACATTTGGATGACTTTCTACCAAACCTTGAACAGAGTCCGTTCCGTCGTCTATGATAATCCACTCCATTCTATCCTTGGGATAATCTTGACTATCAAAGCACGAAATCATATGTTCAATAAATGGGCGACGATTAAATGTCGGTGTGCATACACTAACAAATGGTAATGTGTCATGTTCTTGCTTACTTAAAGGATTTGATTTGTTGTTATCCCATTTATTTTTATTATTTTTTGTCATTTTATTACTTTTTGTTATTTTTATTAATTATTAATATTATATTTTTAATAACATTTTATCCTTAATAACATTTTATCCTTAATAACATTTTATCCTTAATATTATTAAACTATTTTTTGTTGTAGTAACATAATACTCTATTATTTTTTATCATCAGAACCTTTCGTCCACTGCATTATGATACTAGCTACAACTATAAACATTATACCTGCACCACCTGCTGAACCCAGGTCCTCATAACCATAGAAACATATTAAAAGATAAAAAACAAATAACATATACGTTTTGAGACTATTAAAAATCTCACCCCATTTGGATGTATCATTTTTATTAGCACTAATCCATGGATAAAGAAAGAATATGTAAAATGTTTGAATTCCCATATATATTCCACACCCCATCGCTATAAACATTCCAATAGTAAAACTGAATACCATACCCCACCAAATATGTTTTTGTATAATTCCATATGTAAAAGTAGTAACAATGGTCCACATGGCTATCGCTGGAATAAGAAAATTCAATGCAATATATGGAAATAATATAAATGCAATAGCTTTTCTTGGAAAATTATCTTTCATATGTTTCCATGAATCCTCATTATCCTTTAAATTTATATCTACGACACCGACAATTGCCAATAAATTTCGTATTATTCTTCTTCCACCTTTTCCGAGGCCACCATAAACTGCTTCAAATAAATATTGAACTAATGCTTCAAAAAAATCTGATTTGTATGTACCTGTTAGATTATTTGATTCTCCCGTTTTTGACAACCAAAGAAAATATGTTGTATCCTTTTGTCTACGTTGTATGACTGATTTACTTTCTCCTCGTTTGTCGGTATCTATAGATCTACCATCTCCTAATTCATACGGAAATCCATAGCTCCAAAACGACTTTGAATCAGGGTCATTTGTGTATGGAAGTTTATATTCCTCAATAGGAAGAATATAATCCAAATTATCTTTTGACTCAGTGCTTAAATATAAGTAGTTTGTTGCCAAAAAACCCCAAACATATGCAATAAAAACACACATTAATGCATGTAAAAAAAATATAATAAATTTATCTGAGTTAAGTTGTTCTTTTGCAGACTTTTCAGTATTTGTTTCAGTTTTACTTGTTGGACTTTTTTTATCCGATGAACTAAAAACATTTGACATTGGGTCTTTTTCTTTTTCAGTTTTTTTAGGTTTATCTTTACTATCGCTGTCATTATTTTTACTTGCAAATGGATTCATACTTAAACCTTCGATTATTACTTTATCGTCTGTAGTTTTATCATTTTTATCATTTTCTGTGTCATCCCCTTTATCTTTATTTTTTTTTGATTTTTTTGTTAGTTTATCAATATTTGATTTTGTAGATTTAAAATATGTTGTTGACATATAATATGTATTTGTAATATATATATATTATAACATTTTATATTATTGAACCTAAATGTTATAATAATCGATCAAAACATATTATAAGCAAATTTATACATACTACCTCGCATACATCAAACCAACATTTCCTGACATAAAGGTAACAACGTTAAAACGCTCTTCTAAAATAACCAGATTGTAGTTATATTCGTAGATGCGCCACATTGGTTTATTCACACCGATTGGAATTGGTGTGCCGGTAACAGGGTCGACTGCGCCGTCACAAATTGTCAAGAATTGCGCATTCGGATTGTTTTTAGGATAATATGTAGTAAATTCAAACTGCACATTCGAAAACTTGCTTGTATTCATCGCACCCGATGGTTGCAAATTGAAAGGGTCTGTATCAATGCAAAAATTGTAACAATATAAGCCGTCTGGTGCATTCCCTTTTGTCCGTACATATTTTTCAATATAGTTATATACACCAGCATCTAGTGTATTCTCACGATATTTCCCATCCAAAAGAATGGACAAGTTCATCAATATGTTACGTTGATTTTCGACATTAAATGCTGGGGTAATAAATAACGGGTTTGCTCCACTCGTTATAGGATTATATCCTGGTGCAAAACCTGCGTTATATGGTGGTAAACCACAACCAAATGAAGTAATTCCCACATTATCCGCGCTCGCTTGTATTGGGGTTGCTGGAGCAGATATAACATTATGGGGCAAATAGTTATAAGGCCAGTTTGTATAATTGCTCCACTGGTTGCGCAGGTTAATATCACTACGCTGAAAAAAGAACATCCAACTACTAACCATTCCAAGTGTATTTTCAAGCCATACACGCTGCGTCCCCGTTACGTTTTCGAAATTCCATTCATATGCCGACTTGATTAAATACTTTTGCTCATTTCGTGCAAATAAATTTGCCTCTTCGTTTGAGAGAAATCCATATGTGCTTATCAAATGTATGTCCGCATTCCAATCTGCCTGAGACGGATTTTGATACGTATCTCTATTCAGTGAAACGCTTGGGGGCGTTTGTAGAAAACGATACAATTGCATATATTCATTGGAATAATTGGGACGGACATAGGGATAGTTATTTATCACATCCATTACATCTCGTATCGTATAAAGATCTTGAATCGGACGCATTACAACATCTATCTTTAGCTGGTTATACTGGAGCGCGGTTAAGGGAAATGCCATTTTACTTGTCAATGTAAACCACGCATTTATAGGAATATATAACTTACGACTTCGGATGGATGGCTCCGCGCCTTGTTGTAGCGTTGTATAATACGCATTCGGATAAGCATTTACGCGTCCATCGGAATTCCCAGGATCGGTTAATTCGGGAATATTTCCAGTCATTAGATTGTATAACTTTATCTTATCGTCGGTAAAATCACGTTGCACAAGTGCTAGTAAATATTTACCTGTTAATACTTGCAAAGTCTGTCCACCAACAGATATAATAACTTCTTTAATCATCTGTGTCCCTAAATTCTCAATCCATTTGAACTCGTATGGTGCCCAGTTTTCAGCACAATTACTTGGCGGCCATATTGGACTCCACACCGACGGCAACGTTACAACCAAATACGTATCCATTAATAAATCCGCGTATCGGGGTATATAGAATGTAAACGTAGAATCGGTAGATAATTTTAATGAAGATGTCCCAAAAAAGTCAAGTCTGTATTTTTGCATTCCAAAATTCGTATATTTGGCATAGGTTGATTTAAAAAATGTTTTTGTAGGGTTTCCATTTAATATTACGTTTTGATTTCCATAAGATACAAGATTTAGCAATCCGCCAGCCATTTATATAATATATATTTAATATATTTAATATATATTATAGTTATAATTATATAGTAAATTATATAGTAAAATATATATTAAATACACCATCATCAAAACCATCATCAAAACCATCATCAAAACCATCATCAAAACATAAAACAAACTATTATTATTAAATGGCTTCTTCAGGTTCACAAGCATCCGAACCCAATGCAGTAGACAAATTTCAAGAAAATTTATCTGGAGCAATTAAAGCTGCACAAAATTTAAACTTAAAAAGTGCTACAGAACTAGTACACTCGCCTGTGGCAATCCACTGGTTTGGTATATCATTTGTCATTGTTATTTTACTTTGGGTTATTACATACATTACTGCAAAATTAAATCTTGATAAAGTAAACTGCGGCGTTATATCGGATGCAAATCCTAAACCAGCGCAATTAGAGTCTTTAAATAGTAAATTAACATCGCCTGACTATATGGGTAAAAATATACGCGATTTTTACATCAAAACTGCCTATAACTGCTGTGCATCAGGCAATTTTAAAAGTGACTATGTAACAATGTGCGCCCTTTATAATGTTATTGCACAGGGTTGTAGGTGTCTTGATTTCGAAATTTATTGTTTAAATAATATACCAGTTGTTGCAGTATCTTCGGTTGACCAAATCGGTGTAAAACAAAGTTACAACTTTTTAAATGTTGTAGACGTGTTGTCTGCGGTAAATACTTATGCGTTAAATTCAAATGGAAATACGCTTCCAACTTTTGTTCCCGGAAATAAGAATGAACCACAGCGTTTCTGTCCTAATCCAAATGACCCGTTATTTCTTCACTTTCGATTAAAAACAAACAATGTAAATGTTGTCAACCAACTTGCAGAAATCATCGCGGATACATTCAAATCAAAACTAATGCCAATTCAATTTATGCGTGAGTCAAACGGAAAAAATATGACAAAAACACCTATTAAGGACTTAGTTGATAATGTAAATGGGAAAGTAATTATTATGGTAGAGAAAAATAGTAACACGGGGACTATGCCTATTTTGTATCGTTCTGCAAATATGTGGGAACTTACAAACATTACTACAAACTCGGTTTTTATTCACGAGAAACGTTTTACGGATATTAAGAATACAAATGCGCCGAAAGAAATAATAGAATTTAATCGCCAAAATATGACAATAGTTTTGCCCGACTTAAATGAAAATAATACAAACTATATTTATATTGTTCCGCGAATGTTGGGATGTCAATTTATTGCAATGAATTTCCAAAATAATGATCAAAATCTTATTTCGTATAATAATTTTTTCAATAATATGAAGTGTGCATTTGTTCCAAGGCCTGCCGAGTTATTATATGTCCCTGTATTTATCCCAGAGCCTAAGAAGATTGACAAAGCCCTTTTGTATAGCACTAAAAAGTCTTTAAAAGTTGGTGGTATAGAGCTAACATTTTAAAATATGAAAATATGAAAATGTTTATATCATGTTTATAACTATTATTTATACTAATGGATAATAGTTATACAATAAATACTCATTTTTAGACGATTTACGCTCTCTTTATTTTTCTAGTTTGTCTCATTCTTCGATTTCTTATTTTTGATTTATTTCTCTCCTTTCTCTCCTTTCTCTCCTTTCTCTCCTTTCTCTCGTTTTTACGTCTCGTCTTGTTGCCACCACTTCCACCACCCAGCTTGGGTCTTCTATATCCTACATTTTTAAAGCTTGTCCCCCAAACTCTTCCAGTTGTTTTTGGAATTTCTACTTGAGGATAATGAAAAGAACTACAACTAAGGTCGATTATAGATAGTATTTTTTTAATATCCGTGTCTCTATAACATTTTGCATTTATTCTATTTGAAATAAGATAAGATAAATCACTTAAACATGTATGATAATAACCATTTATTCCTCGAGTTGTTCCACTAAATATCTCATCCACGGGTATATCAAAAAAATCTATAATAGGTAATATAGATGTATTAGTATTGTTATTTTTTTTTCTAAAAGTAATTCTAAACACTCTTATGCCAAAATTAAGACGTGCATCTTCATCTGGATTCCACGTATATATTTTTTCAATATGGCTCGGTTGGAATGCACCTTCGCTTACAAGAACTCTTACTGAAGGATATCTTTCATTCATAGTATTGATAAAATATTCTCTACCTGTGTAGTCCGTAGTTCCAGGGACTGAATTTACAAGAATGGATGGATATGTGTTACTTAAAAAAACTCTATCACTTTGTTGAAGACCTTTATATAACGAATATGTAAATGCGGTAAATAATTCACTATCTACTTTTATGACTCCATTTCTGCTCATACAGATAATAGCATCTACAACATGTTTTTGTATTCTATTATACGTTTTGTCTCTTAAATCTAACACCGCATAATCTACGTTATAGTTCATTACTATCTTAACACATCCGCTTACAAGTGAAAAAAATTTACTTTTTATACTACTGCTTACTGATTTAACAATTCCTGATAGTTTAGAGATTCGTGATACCCCTGCACCTCCTGATATTCCTGGTGGTAAATTATATTTTTTATGATGCTTTATACCTCTAGAAGACGATTTTGCTGACAAAGAATGACTATGACTATGCCTAGGTGTAGATGCAGATGCAGGCTTTACTAAAATAGGTTCTTCAGGCATTTCTATCGATGATACTTTTTCAGTTAATAAAGTCGTAAACCTATGTATATTACGAATAACAATATCATTAGTTTCGTCTATTAATTTAATACTACCAAGGTTAATTTGACCAGGAGGAGCTGGACCACATATTGTTAACGTTTTATATCCATCAAATTTATTTCCTGGAACTATTAGCTGCGCATTTTCTCTAGTAACTAATGTAACCGGGTTTACACTATTATCAATAGAATAACCACCATGCGTAAGTAGAACTGCAATAAATAGTCTTTTATCATCAGTATCCCCACCTTCTTGTCCGGTAAGTAACTCTTCCTCTTCTATTCGAGATAAACGTAAATCTGGCACAAACACACGAGGTGTAAACTTTTTGATAGGATTTATAGGTTCAAAAATGTATTTATCTAAAGTATCATTTTTTGTATACTCACTACCTTTTAAGGGTTCCATGTGAGCACGTTCGAATGCTGTCAAAAAATCATTTTTTGGTGATATAGGTATTCCTAATGACATATACAAATATAGAAGACGCTATTTGAATATATATCTTAATATATTATAATATAATATCTTGATAATATAACTATATTATCCAATAAAATAATAAAGTAAATTTAATAATAAAAAATCAAATAGTATGAATAATGGAGCAGATATTTTGTTAAACACAATTTACTATGAAAATCGCGAATTGGAATTATTAAAAAATGCCATGGATGTTGAAGCAAAAAAACGCGGCGAGCGTGTTGCACAAAATCCCATCATGAAAAATATTATAGACGTTCTTGAAAAGTTTATTCATGACAAGAAACTCGTATGTTATGGTGGCACCGCGATTAATAATATTTTACCAAAAGAAGACCAGTTTTATAACCGAAACATTGAAATACCCGACTACGACTTCTTCTCACCAAATGCAATGAATGATGCAAAAGAATTGGCCGATATTTATTTCAAGCAAGGATTTTCCAGCGTTGAAGCAAAAGCCGGCGTTCACTATGGCACTTATAAAGTATTCGTCAATTTCTTTCAAATCGCGGATATTACACAAATCGATAGCAAATTATTTAGTAGTTTTAAAAAAAATGCGATAATCAAAGAAGGTATTTTATATTGCCCGCCGAATTTTCTACGGATGGCAATGTATTTAGAATTGTCGCGCCCAAGTGGTGATATAACGCGTTGGGAAAAGGTTCTCAAACGTCTCAACTTACTGAACAAAAATTACCCCTTAAAAGCATCCAATTGCGACCCTGATTCATTTGCAAAGTCGCTATCCGGACGTTCATACAATAAACAATACTTTCACGAAAAGGACAAAATACAGGATGTTATCAAAAGTGTAGCGGCTTCACCAGCAACATCGTCGTTTGATAAACTCGTCCTTATTGGCGGATACGCCTTCTCACTTTATTCGCGATATTTGAAAAATCAAGAGCGTGCATATTTGACCGAAAATCCGGTGTTTGATATCTTGTCTTCCAATCCTGACAAAACTGCGAAACTTATTAAAGAAAAATTAGAAGCTGCGGATATTCGCGACGTAAGTATCGAGAAGAAGCCATCTGTCTCCGAATATTTATCAACACATTACGAAATAAAAATTGGCAGTCAGCCGGTTGTATACCTTTTTAGACCCCTCGCGTGTCATAGTTACAATACGATTAAAGTAGACAATAAAATATACCGCATTGCAACGATCGACACTATGCTGAGTTTCTATTTGCTTTTTTTGTATATTGATCGCCCCTATTTCAACTCCAAGCGAATTTTATGCATGTGCGAGTATCTGTTCAAAATCCAGCAAAAAAATCGCGTAAAATTGCGCGGAATATTGCGGAGATTTAGTATATCATGCTACGGAAAACAAAAAACAATCGAAGATATTCGCAACGAAAAAGCGGACCAGTTCAAGCGTCTTAAGAATAAACGCAAAACTCGTGAATTCGACAAATGGTTTCTTCGATATAATCCTGAAAATAATTCTGCGAATAAGCCTTTTATTGAAAAAAATAAACCGAAAAAGACGAATGAAGATATTATAAATGAGGCAAAACTGGCATTTGAGGCGAAGGCAATTGCGTCGAATGCGATTATTAACCAGATAGAGGAAATTCAGAAAGAAAAGGGTGGTTATGCATCAACGCGTAAAAGTGTGCAAAACCAAAAAAAGACGAGAAAAAATGTAACAAAAGGGGCAAACAAATCTGCGAAATCTTATATGCAGACGATACCAGTAATGATAGAAGCAAGTTCAAAGTTGCGCATTAATAATAATAAAACATTGCGTCAAAAAAATCTCGGTATACATAATAAAGAAGTTAATAATATATTATATATTAAAGACATAATTACGCCTTCGTCGTTATCAACGCCATCTTCTATCACACCTGATTCTGATAGCGTGAATCTTGTTTTTAGTAGAATAGTTCAATAGTACAATAGTAGAATAACGCGATGTGAAAATAAATATTTATAGTATTATAATATTTATTTTCTTTTATTTCTCTCGTTTCTCTCGTTTCTCTCGTGAATATAATTGTTAACGAACAGATATAAAATTAACAGATGTAACTAAATATATAAGACGATGGCAACGATGACAATGATGAGAGACACTGATAGCGACAATAGTAACCTAGTATGGTGTGGACATTATAAATCTGGATGTAAACTGATTGCGAAATGCTGTGGGCAAGAATTTGGGTGCAGATTTTGTCACGATAACGAACACGACACTCATATAATGAATCGCTATGAAGTAGAAGAGATAGTTTGTAATAAGTGTAAAATGCGTCAACCTATATCAAATTCGTGTAAAAATGAGAAATGTGATAATAAAATTTTTGCAAAATACTACTGCGAAATATGCCATCTCTATTCTGATAGTCATATTAGAGAAATATATCATTGTGATAAGTGTAACATATGTCGCATATGTAGTTTAGGAAATACAAAACAAGACTATTTTCATTGTGATAGGTGTGGTGGTTGTATTATAAGTGTAATGAAAGAAACACATAAATGTATACCAGATGCGTTAAAAGGCGACTGCTGTATATGTTTGGAAAGTATATTCTTATCAAAAATACCTGTAAAAATATTGCCATGTGGGCACGTAATTCATGGAAATTGTTTAGAAGAGATGTTTAAAAATAATAAGACTTTGTGTCCATTGTGTAGAAAAACAATACTTGAGGGAGAAGTATTAAAAATGTTTATAAGCCAGATAGATCAAGTTATCGCTTCATATCCGATAAGCTCAAATATAAATACAGGAACAGGAACAGGAACAGGAGGAGATGTATTAACAAAAATAAAATGCAATGATTGCAATTTTAACGATAAAGTATTGTATCATCCTATGGGATTAAAATGTGGAGGTTGTGGCGGATATAATACAATAATGGATAGAAGTGATGACACTTAAATAATAGCATAAACAATATAAATATAAATACAAATATTATATATTGGTGTTGCGCTCCTTATTCTTCATAGACAAAACAATAAACATTACACAATACCCAACAAAATGTTTAGAACTGCTATTAATGCGATTTCTTTATTTAGAAAAGTTAGTAAATGTAGCTATAACTACGGATATGGATACAGATACACTCATAGTAATATAGAACTTCGAAAAATAGATCAACCAAAATTATGCTATGACGCATTCAATATGTGTATGTTAAGTGCGTTTGTAAAAGAATCTACTAATAATCCAAATGAACCAAGCAATGAAGATAACGACGTAGATTGCGAATATTGTGTAAATTTTATAAAACGCGAGAAAGAGTTAAAATTCGTGTGTAAAATAACTGGTTCTGAAAAGAGAGAAAATAATGTAGACTGCGCTTGTAAAGATAAATGCATCGTTGAAAAATCCGAAATAGCAATAGTTTCAGATTTATTATAATAAATTATTTGTATACTATATAAAATATACCACTGCAATGAAATATATTTCAATACCAATATTTATAGTAAGTTTTCTAATAGGCATGGTATATATTTACATGTCAAATCCGCCTACTAGAAATATAACTATCTATCCTACTATAGATAACAGGGGAAAATTCCAGTATATAGACCGCGCAGATAATTGTTTTACATTTATTCCAAATGAGAAGAAATGTCCATTTATGTCAAACTCTATTAAAAAAATACCTATTCAATTTTAGTTCATGTAACTTATTTCGGTTTAATATTTTAGTTTAGGTGTAATAAAATATATGATTGTTATATATAATATATTTATAATTATATATAACATATTCAACCATCAATTCATCAAACCATCAATTCATCAACCTATATTAAATGAATGTTAAACGATGGCTACATTCCGAAACTAGTAAATATATAATCTCAGTTATATTAGGACTCGGACTTTCAACTTTATTTAGAAAGGAATGTATAGGAGATAAATGTTTAAATTTTCTAGCACCACCTGCAAATGAATTAGAGAAAGAGACGTATATGTATGGTAAAAAGTGTTATACGTATAGTACTTCGTCAGAAAGCTGTGATAGTGGAAAAAAGAAAGTAAGTTTTGCGTAGTAAATAAAATCTATCAATCTTTATAGAATATATTAAGAAAATGGGCGACACAACAAGTATCGACGACCTTCCAACAGACCCAGGTTCGGGTAATATGAACAATAATGTCGTTTTGCAAAAAATGGAACTAAGTAGCGGAGCAGGTAGTATGGGAATGCAACCTCAGCAGGGACAGGGACAGGGACAAGGACAAGGATATAATCCAAATATTGCGGGATTAGGTTTAGGCGTCGGTGGACCACATCAACAACAACAGCAACAGCAACAAATGCCACATATGCCGCCTCCACCAAATATTATGAATGAAATGATTTCGGGATTACAAAGAGCAAGTGCTTCTGGTATGACTGCTCTACCATCGCGCGATATACCTATGAATACGTCGAGTATGATGAACGATGCACAGGTAAAACCAAATTTTATCCCTGCCCTTACCCCTACCCAACAAACACAAGTAAATCAGTATGGACATGGCAATATGCCATCAAATAATTATATTGAAGAACACGAATACGAACAGGATATGACAAGTGAAGATAAGTATAGAAAATCACAAAATATAAATTCAAATGTAGAGAATATATATAAACTTATTCAAATACCCGTTATTGTTGGTATTTTATATTTTGCATTCCAACTACCTGTTACAAGAAAATATATTTTAAAATTTATCCCATCTGTTTTCAATAGTGACGGAAATTATAATATTAGCGGACTCATTTTCATGAGCGCACTATTTGCAAGTTCATTTTTTGGATTATCGAAGGTTCTTGAGATGTCTGAGTCATGGTAAGTATCCCACCTCCTGAATAGAAGACGTGTAAGAGAAACGAGAGAAACGAGAGAAAACTAATATATAATAAACATAATATTTCTCTTCCAAAAAATTGATATTTTTATATGATATTATTGTATCATATAAAATAAAAAAACAAATCAAATGTCGGAAGCAGAAAACTATTCAAATTCATCAATACCAAAATCCACGTTCACGCCCGCTTATACATATTACGGGTGGTATTCAGACGCAGTCCAGTGTCTTCGCATATGCAATCCAACAGAACACCCATACAAAAATAAAGGCATCGCGTTAGCATCCCCTCCTTATACATACTGGAAACAAGGCGACAAACTTGTTCTCGTAACAGAAATAACAAATGACGCATTTCCTACACCTAGACAAGTAAAAAATGGGGATATATTTTTGGGACCCCTCGATTCATACTACGGGCGTTCATACCAACGTTTTTCGGAAAAAGAACTTGACCAACATATACAAAACACTAGTCAATTATTTAGAAAATGAAATCACTTGAGGGCGTTCGATATTTATCTCAGATTTTTTTATATTACTAATTTGTTGTATTAGGAAATACTCATTTGTATTTTCGTCGTATTCGATACCGCTATATATGTATGTTGTATTCCGAATTTTTTCGGCAATTGGCACGATATAATTTAAATAAATTTCAATCGCTGGTTTCACGACTTCGATACGATTTGTTTCCATATACTCCCTTATAATTCCTTTATATTGTTCGACATAGGTATAAAGTTCGGCATGTAATTCTTTTAATTTTTCAATTCTCTCTGGACTATTTGTATTGTCAATATAGATATTATACATTTTCTCGTATTTTGCAAGCTCGGTTTCTAATTCTTTCTTTGATTCGTCAAATTTCTGCTTCAACTGGTCGTCGGAAATATACCTAAATAATAAATCCAACTTAAATTTTATAATATTTTCTTTGATATCTTCTATTTTTTTATAGGATAGTGTTATCATTTTTTCTATATTTCCTTTCTTGCCCCTAGCAATTTCAATATTTAAACCACAGGGCTGAGACTTACTTCCACAAACCGCTTTTAAAATCCGGTTCTCATTTGTAAAAATAGTTCCACCGGCTGCCTTGCAAACGACGCATTTACGTTTTTGCGATAAATCGGCAATTTTAGCTTTCTTTTTTGAATACGGAATAGTAATATCAGATATAATAGCATGTTTTTTGCTATCATAGTTTTTGTCATATTGGTCTTTTAGTTTATAAAATTCTTTTAATGCATTATCAATTGAAATATGTGGACGTGACATATAGTAGTTACAATATTTACTATTTTAATATTTTAATATTTTACTATTCTACTATTTACTATTCTATATTTATATTATATATAATATTAAATACTATTATGGTATTTACACCCTTGAAGATTTAAAATGGGACAAAACCCACAAAAAATCAACAAGGTTTGCCTATTTCAAGGCGTGTAAATTTTGGTTTTACTGGTTCGTCTAAACCAGTTGATGAATTCTTGCTTCTGGATAAATAATTCGGTCTGTTTGTCAATCGGTTTTTGTATCTTTCTTTTGGGAAATGCTCGTGCCTTGTTCGTTTTCTTGTTTTATTATTGTCTCTAACAATCTGTCCTAAATGTTGAGGTGTAATGTCAAATGTAGGATATTTATTTTTCATATCAATCAATAATTCATTCATGGTAAGTTGTTCGTTTTGTTTCAATAAATCTAATGCAGCATTTACTTGTGGTTTTGTAATTTTATATGATATTGGTTTTCTGTTTATTCTCGTAATATTTTTAGAAGTTTTATATCTTTGTATCCATCTTTGTAATGTAGATTTCTTACAATCAAATATTTTACAGGTTTTTCTTATATTGTCTTTATTTTTCAAATAATATTTTACTGAAGAAATTTTATAGTCCTCGCTTTTATGTGTCATTACTATAATAAAAACATAAAAACTTACTTAAAATTTGTCCCATTTTAAATCTTCAAGGGTGTAATATTGTATTTATGTGTACCAGTTTCTGTATACAAACTACTTATAAGGATAGGGATTCACAATAACATCCGTCGATTTCACATCCCACATAGGTAAATCTGTAATTAAATTCGCTCCATTTTTTCTATTCTTTTCAATATTAACATTTAGTGCATTTAGTCTGATTAAAACATCTTGCTTTTCTTCTCTAAATTTTTTTTCCTTTTCTTCTGGTGTAAGTTTACCTCGATACTTATAATATAAAAAACCCCCTATTATCAAAACAAAAACTAAAAATAAAATAACATTGAATACAAGATTACTAAACATATATTTTTGTTGACTACAATGTTTTAGTACCTTGCTCATAAAAAATTTAACACCTGGTTCTGTAAGACTTGGTTTTTCCATAGGAAAGCAAATAGTATAAAATAATTATTACATTATAATATTATTTTTATAAATTAATTTATACATATTATACATAGTATACATATTATACATATTATACATAGTAAATATAAAGCATGTCATCGTCATCGTCATCATCAAAATCATCAACGCAAATACCAACAGACCCTAAAACCGGACTCCCAGTAGCACCTCCACCAACTGAACCACAGCTACAATCTCCTGATACACTTCCTACAACAAACCCTTCGGCTACACCGCCTAGTCCCGCTACTGGTATTTTTGCATTTTTCATTATAACGCTAATATTTACGATTATAAAATATAGTATACCAGACACCATGTTAACTTTAATTAACATGATATACATTGGCACACTTCTAGCAGTTCAAATAACAATAAATTCATCTTTAGCAAAAACAATATGTAACAATCCGCAAGCAACATCTACGGGAGTTGTAGCGACTATTTTTCCAATGCTTTTTATATTTGGGCTTTTACAAATGTTACTTACTATTTTCCCCGGATGGTTGGAGCCATTTTCAAACACATTTGGGTTTGCGATTGCTAAAATAGCAGGCGCAGAAAGTGTAGTTCAGAATGTTTTGAAACAAGATGCTTCAGGAGAAATAGCAAAGGCGATTTCGAATATATATAACGACCCATCTATATTTTTGAATCAGTTTAACTATGATAACAAAGTAGATTTTGATGTCAAGTGGAATAAAAGTAATGAATTATTTAATAAAGATGTAGCGACTATAGGCGAGTCCAAATACACTGAATTCAGAAATATGGTAAAACTAAAAGACTTGGTTGCACAATTTGTCTGGTATATGCTCGCAGGTATTCTGGTAACATCGCGTAGTTATAACTATATTATTAACCAACCATGCAGTTTAAGCCCGGATATTGTAGACAAGATAGCTTCAGACTATGCTAAAAATAATAAAGGAAATACTGATAAAAATACAACACCTGATGGTTTTGTATATGATGCATCTAACTGAGTTGTTGAAAAATAAATTTGTGTTAAGGGGTATAGTCATATATATACATCACTACTACATATACAATTATAGAAAGAACTATTGAAAACAGCCATATTGGTAAAACCGATTTGTTCTTATAACCTATACCAAACCTGCGAAAACTTAGATCGCCGTTATATATAATGGAAGGGCGAAATGCGTTTACAAGACCAAATAAAGCAATAAAAACAAATATTGCTACATAAATCATATTATCTTTTGAAATCCAACTTTGAAACATCGTCTATGTCTATATATAAGTCTATCTTATATATCACAAGTAAAATATTTGGACGTAATAAAACAAATATTTTACTTACATTGGGAGATTGTATTTTTATCTAAAGTCACCTCGCGGCTTATATTCCGTATTATTTTTCTCTCGTTTCTCTCGTCGTTTTCTATCGGTTCGCATATATTTCGCACCATAGTTAGATACTCAATCTGCGTCGCCTCCGTGCCAAACCAATCAGGATTGTGTTCCACCCATTTACATATTGAGTTGCGCTCCTTGTTCGCAATTTTGACTATCGTATTTTTCATTTTATTATGATTCTCATCTTTCTCCCACTTCTCGCAATCTTTAATATACATAGTGTCCCGTTTGGCATCTGTGCAATGGATTGGACGCTTATGTATTTCCAATTCTCGCAACCCTTTTATCATGACGTTTGTAATCCCTTCAACGAGGCCTTTATTCTTCGAATACGCTAAATCATCAAGTGTTATCTTCAAAGATTCAATGAATTCGCTAATGTTGAGAGCATCTTTGCAGTTCTCATTCAAAAACAGATTCAAATTAAAGTTCTGCGTATTATTGACAATATTGTTTACCACGCTTTTCTCACGAGATAAGCTAATAAGTTGTTCCTGTAGTTTTTCATTCTGCTCGATAAGCTTTATGACAACCTCGTTGCTAATCGTATTATTTTTTGGCGTGACCGATAATGATAAGCCTTCTTCGTCTTTCGGTTCGCCTGATACCATAAGACATTTTTTCTTATGAAAACATAAACTAGATGCGAATTTATAAGAATGTCCACACACACAATGATACGATTTATCGTCTTGGGTTTTTTGGGTATTTTTGTTAGTATTTGTTAGTATTTTGTGTTTACGTGTCAATAAATGACGCGCGTAATCATTCTTATGCTGCGACTTATAGTCACAAGCTGAACAAGTAAAAAACTCTGGGTTTTTTTGGGTTTTTTCGTTAGTAGACATTAGTATATAATGTCCAGAGACAAAAATGTCTAAATCATTTTCTTAAAATATTAAAAAAGTTATCATAACAAATTTTTCAACTCAAAAAAGCAAATGAGAGCATTATGCTCTAAATTGAAAAGTTAAACATTTTTTCAAATCTAGAAATGAAAATCAGAAAAAGGACATTTATAAATGTCCTTTTTTCAAAATCTCAAAATACTTTTGAAAAAAACATTACATCATTCATTTTACAACCATTGCGTTCCATTTCACCAAACTCTTTAATACTTTTATAATACTTTTCGTAATACTTTTCGTAATATTTTTCTCTTTTTATGATTCCAAAACGTCAAAACCACACGCTTCCCAAGCTTATAGCAGCGGCGCCATGCGGGGGTTTGTGGAGGTTTTATCGAATTATATGAGTGTTGGAAATTGTTACCATAGTGGTGTGGTGTTTTGGATTTTGAATATTCATATTTGTTACGATAAAATATGAATATTATATGGGGACATTTACTGGCGGTTTATTGGTATTTTATTCATATATAAATACACATCTATAATATGATATACACATTAACACGGCCGGTAGGATGTGTGCGAGTGATATGTGGTATGGTAACTTGTATATAGAACATAATATTTATAATGTGAACCTAGAAACGTTTAAAGAAACGCTGGTGGTGTATAATTGGTGGTTAGAGCAGATTCGTATCTAAAATTAAAGTAGTACGTGACACGTGAAACATCCCATTCGGAAATGTCTTGGTTGAATGAGATTGCATGATAAAACATATTATCCATAGTCGTGACTTCTGAAGTATTCCATGAATTTAGAGGTTGGTTGAACGCATAAGCTTCCATAAACATACCATTCATATTCGTAACATTTGAAGTATTCCATGAATTTAGAGGTTGGTTGAACATAAAAGCGTTAGTAAACATACAATTCATATTCGTAACTTTAGAGGTATCCCATGAATTTATAGGTTGGTTAAACACGCTTGCACCATAAAACATAGATTGCATATCCGTAACATTCGATGTATTCCACGAATTTAGAGGTTGGTTAAATGCGACTGCATTGTTAAACATGTTGATCATATTCGTAACCTTTGAAGTATTCCATGAATTTATAGGTTGGTTAAACACGCTTGCATGACGAAACATAATTTCCATATCCGTAACATTCGATGTATTCCAGTTACCTATATTTTGGTTAAACGCTGTTGCAACATTAAACATACCAGCCATATTTGTAACACTCGATGTATTCCATGTTCCGATAAGTCCATTAAATGCAATTGCATTCTCAAACATACTACTCATATTCGTAACATTCGATGTATTCCAGTTACCTATATTTTGGTTAAATGCATATGCATAGTAAAACATACTACTCATATTAGTAACACCCGATGTATCCCATGATCCGATAGGTTGGTTAAACACGAATGCGTCAGCAAACATACTACTCATATTAGTAACACCCGATGTATCCCATGAACTTATATTTTCATTAAATGAGGTTGCGTTTGAAAAAAGTCCACTCATGTCAGTCATTAAAGTGGTGACAATGTTATTAAGTGGAACAGGCGACGATTGACCAGGTGGTATAAATGGACCGCTGGAAAAGTTCCTCGCATAAAGGTTGATCGCGGTCTTCATACCATTTTTTACCACAGCAAACCACTCCATGCCGGTTCCTCTTGGATCGGCTTGAATGAACTTTGCTGTAGAAGTCGGAACATCCGCCGGGTTAGCAACATATTTTATCGTCACACCATTAGCTAATAAAATTAATTTAGGCGGAGGAACATAAGGTGTACCAGCGACTACAATATTACTGGAAGGAAAAGCTGTGTTATCATATGTCACAGCCATTGAAGGATTAATAGTATCACCGGATTGAAGAGCGGTAAGTATATCTGGGTTAGTGATTAAAATATGATTATTGCTTCCTAAAGAGGCGGAAGAAATTACTTGTTCAAAAGTTGAAACTTTGAGTTTCATAGAACTAATACCAAGAGGGAATGAGGACATCTTTATAATATTATTAAATATAAAAATAATATAAAAATATTATAAAAATATTATAAAAATATTATAAAAATATTATTAAATATTTTTTAAGGGGGCAGAGTGTATGATTTTGAATTCTAAAATTTTGTAATTGAATAAATATCCCAATTACCAATATGTATTAGGTCCAAAATGTATTAGGTCTGTATTCAGGTCTCAAAGGACTATTTGTGGAAAAGAAATAAGGAAACTCTACTATGCTGCTTATATTCCAGTTAGAAATATCTTGGTCAAAAGCGCGTGCATTAAAAAACATTTCGCCCATTTTTGTAACCTTTGATGTATCCCATGAACCAATATTTTTATTGAAATTGTTCGTATGGCCAAACATCCTAAACATAGTAGTTACATTGGAAGTATCCCATGAATTGATGGGTAGGTTGAATGGACTACTAACAAACATATCATCCATATTGGTCATTAAAGTGGTGACAATGTTATTTAATGGAACAGGTGATGTTTGTCCTGGCGGAATAAATTTAGCTGAATGTGATATAGAATCTATGTCTACTCCATTTGCATAATATTTGATTGCACTCTTCATATCATTTTTTACTATGGCAAACCACTCTGGTCCTGTTCCTCTTGGATCTTCGTAAATGAATGTTGCGGTAGAATTCTGGACAACCGAAGGATCGCCATTATATTTTATCGTAACGCCATTAGCTAATAAGCTTAGTAGAGGAGGAGGAGGAATATAAGTATAATGTGTACCGGGAACCTCAACTATACTTAGTCCATTACCATATTCGCATCGCAAGGAAGGGGTAATAGTAGTTCCTGATTGAAGAGCAGTAATAATAGCCGGTTCATTGATTAGAATAGAATTAGCACCAGAAGTTAAACTTGAAACAGGGATTGTCTCTATTCCATGTGTAACTACATTTGGAGAAGTTCCGGAATAAGCTTTTAACGATAACGCAGTGAAAGAAGAAGAAATTGGCATAAGATACGTGTGTCTTTATAATATTATAATATTATTAAATATGCGAAATATCATTAGTCTTTAAGCCGGTTTGTAAATAAAATATATATTATTGCTAAATATATATTTTATGAAATTGGATGAATGGGGAAAGGGGGGAAGGGGGCGCGTATCATAACTCAATCATCGCCTAACCCTCCATCGCGTGGATTAAATTCTCCATCATCATCATCCGCACCATTTTCGTCATCGTCCCCTTGTAAACGAAAATCGTCTTCTATTTCGGCATCAACGAGAGCATCCTGTTGCATATTTTCATCTTGCTCGGTTGTAAATACGTCGCGCATACGTTGCGTGACTTTGTCATTCTTTTTAACACGATTTTCCTGTTTTGCAAGCATCTCTTCGCGCTGAAATTCGGACTCCATTGCATCGCGCTCTTGCTCGTATGTTTCTGGGACATAAAAGCGCAGTCCTTTGGTACCACCTACATTCCAGTCGCCAATACGCAGTTTCTTCATCAGGTTTTCAACTTGGCGCTCATCTTGTTGCATATCGCGCAACTCCCTAGTAATGATATCCTTTTCTTTGTCTTTTGATTGCGTAATATCTTCTTTCACGCTTTTTTTGTTGACATTGATTGCTGCTTTATCGCTTATCATCATAGTAATAAAGACTCCCAATAATTCGGCAACAACCTTTTTGAGTTCTACATTTTCAGATGCAACGATTGACATCTCAGACAAAAGCCCTACACCATTCTGTTCATCTTGTGCCTCCAAAACAGACATTAAATCTTGCTCCAATCCTTCTGAAACGGCGGATTCTTCGACAACTATTTGCGGGGATTTTGCAAGCTTGATATACTTCATGATAACATTTAGCAAATAGTGCGCAAACATATATCGTATCAACTCATCATTGAATATCGAATATTGTCCTCTTACAACTATTTCGCCAGATACCTCTATCGGCGCGGCAAATTCTACACCGGTTACTTCTTGGCCCTTTTGCTTACGACGCGATGATGCCTCTGCTCGACTTGACTCAAGAATACCCTGCATCATAAGACCTCCTTGCCCTCTTGCACTTCCACGGGCTCGTCCTGGACCACCTCGTGCAATATCGCTCTCGACCAAATCAAATTCTACATCTTCACCTTCTACACCAAAGTCAACAACGTCAATTACTCTCGCATACAATGGCGTATATGTTGCAAATCGCAACCAGTCTTGTGAACTCGTTTTTATATTTTTCATAATATCCTTCAAAATGCTATCCTTGTCTTTTAGGAATTTATCAAGACGCGAATAATAGCCCCTTATTATATTTTGGATATCGCGTACATGAAATTGTGAAAGCCCCCAGTGTTTCGGAACCGATATCTTCTTATAATCAATATTGTTTAGGATTAAATTTGGGTAAACGTCTACCAAGTTGCGCATCTGATTCAGAACAAATTGCATACCTTTGTATGTAGCAGTATCACGACGTGGACACAAAATACCATTACCGACGCCCATCTTTCGAAAATTTGCAGAATTTGTTAAAAAGTCGACAAATCGCGCCTGCGTCCGACTATCCATACGCTTTTGCTCATTTAAAAATTGTATAATTTCACTAACCATTGCGGTATTTGTTTCGGACAAATAATTCACCAACTCGCGCAACTCTTGTGTATCTTCTGTAATTTTAATATTATAGTCATAGGTGTCCATAATAGTCAGAACCTTTTGCATAAATATCTCCGGAACATCACATTTTCCATCTGCTTGCGACTGGCACGCCTGTATCAAGTCGCGTATTTGTTGCGCATAAGATATTTCCTTTTTACTAAAATCAACAGGAATAATATGTTCGCGATTTACAATATCTAATAGCGCGTATAAAGACTCCTCAGTATAAACATATTCACCGCTGCTTTTTAATTTGTCTACTATGGCTTTGATTGTTTGGTCGCTGGTGCCTTTGTCGTATAAAGATGCAGGCGGTTTATCGTGACATAGGTGCTGAATATTTTCAGGCACAGGGACGTCGCTATTGAATTTGCAGTAAGTAATAAAGGCCAGGTATATGGTGTCTTCTTGAAATGTTGTAGGAATTTGAGGATATTTTGTTCGTGTATTTTCAGGGTCAAGCAATGTAACCGATTTTTGCATATCTGTTATATCACTTATGGTGTCTCGAAGCTGACGCACCTTTGCATCATAGTCGCTAATAAGTGGTTCGCTATTTACAAAATATTGAATAGTATTTACGGAACCTTCTGGATTACAGCACGCGTTCTCGACAAATGGTTCATTGGATGCAGTCGTCAAAATCAACTTCTCGCGGTCAACAACACTCTGAATCATCATCTGTATCGCAAGCGAATAGTAAATAATTTTGGACTTAATTGCCGATATTTTTTCAACCTGGGTTCCTTGGCCACGTGAAAATTCTTCTTGGAGCGATTTCTTAAATGCCGGCGACAAAGGCTCAGGCGTGCGTATTTTAATACGGGACAACGGCGGCAAAAATGTATTCCAGTTGCGAATATCATGTATTGCTGGCAATTCTTCGGAGACATTTATTTTATTATACTCGCGTTTCTCAGCGATGCGCGTTTGATAGGTGGGGTTCTTAAGAACACATGAAGCAATAAGACTCTGAATTTGGCTAATAAGTTTGTCCTCGCTTTTTAATATGGACAATGTATCCCATGGTTCAACACTGGACTTTATTTTGAACGCGATACATGCGACATATTTGAGGGACGAGTTGTCGCCATCGCCGTCTAGAGGATACCCTACAAATGATCGAATACATCCCGGAAATGTTTTCTTCGTTTTAATAGGTGGTATGGATACTTGAATCGATACAATCATAAAGGCCAGTGTAAGCACCAATATAGTCATATTTTTAAATGTCTTGTAACTCATCTTTCGTGCACTAGAAGATGAAGAGGACTGACTACTAGAATTATATGCTTCTTCTTTTGGAAAAGAAGGCGAAAACAAAAACCGCATCGCACTTTCAACGATAAATACACGCTGGGCTTCCAAGTCAACACCCATATATTTTGTCATCGTTGTTAATATCCCGCTAATCATTTGGGCATCCGGGTTCTTAAATGTCGGAATTTTCTTGTCTTTTATACTTTGAATCAATGTTTCGCCAATACTTTTTTCAATAACATCGCGCGATTGTAGTTTGTATCCCGCAGCGTCATAACCCTCATCGGTATCCATATCAATCTGCTTAATGACATAACCACTATATTTGTCTGTCCAGGCGTCACCATCTTCGCTAATAGAACCACGATCTTTACATATCGTGTCAATCGCCAACATAATATCGCCCTGATTTAAAAATACTGATGCAATCGTCTCAAAAAAAGATGGCACTAATTTTGTATTTGTCTCCTTACAATATAACCAATGAGGGCTTTCATTTTCAATACTTAGGGACATGGATGTGCTAGCCTCGATAGCCTTGCGCGTAAATTTCTGAATAAATCGCATAATATTTTTCTGACGTTTTACGTAGTCGGTTTGGCCAAGAATGAGATCAAAAATGCGAGAATAGGGGGAAATACGTTCTTTATTTGAAGTGTCAATGTCAATGCCAGATAAGTATTGCGCGTCATTATACTTATATGCATTATAACGACGTATATTCATCATTTTTACAATATTATCAAGCGAGTAGTTATATTTTCTGTATACTGCATCTAAAATCTGCTTACGACTTTGATGAAACCGCGAATCAAATTCGTCATACATTTTTGTAATAATATCGTCTTTGAGTGCATCTTCGGCCAAATCGGCAGTCATACATTTTTTATTTACTGCGAAACAATTGCTCTTTACATTGCAAAAATAAGACGTGTCATACATACTTGTCGAAGACGGAATTGTGTCGTCTTTTACCCATTTGCCGTTGTTTCGAATAAAATATTCATATCGTGTTCCAGAACTTCCTTCTCCTGCCACTACGCCTTCTTCGTCACCTGCATCAGCGCCTGCATCAGCACCCTCCTCGTCATCGATAATGAGTACTGCGTATTGTCCATCCTGAACAAGACGTTTGCCGCGTAACATGTCGCGGATTTCGGACTTGGCATCATGCATTGGCAGTTTCGTCTTTTTCATATAGCGACTTGTAAGAAACGTCTCAAAATCGGGCGGTGAATAGTTTTTACGTTCATGTTCTAGTTTTTTAAGAAAGTCATAGTCTGTAAAGTCGTATACCTTGTCATAGTGCACTTCTCCATCTTCATCGTCTCTCATTTCCAAGGCATCATTGTATTTTTTAGCAAGAACAAAATTCTTACACTCATTTTTTGAATGATTGTCTTCTAGTCTGGTTTCATACTTTTTCTTTTCCTGGGTATACAATTGGTCAAAGTCGAAAGGTGTCACAAGATCCTCGTTGATTAGAGCCATGGTATTCGTATAAAGGCGCGCGTTATCAACGCATATTAAACGATACATAATTTCACTATTTGTAAACGAAACATCGGGAAAAATAGAAGAAATAGATTTAGCAGCAGATATTTCACGACGTTCTAGCTTTTGTTTCATATTTTTATATTCAGCGTCGGCTTTTACCATAGAAACCATAATCGGATAAATAACTTCACTTTGAACAAGTGACTTATCATCGCGCATCTGAAGTATTTCTTGAAAATCATCCGGAAAACTTTTCTTCACTTCATTATAAACTGCAACAACATCGTCAAAATCTTCCGGGTCGAGTTCACCACCATTTTTTGCTTGCACCTTTTTCGCAGACATTGCAATCGCGCGTTCAATTGGTGTTTTTGCAAAAGACGAAATATCATAGTCGAATTCGGTTTTAGATGGAGGAGGCCCTAGCGACGCTGCTGATGCGCCGCCACCGCCACCGCCGCCGCCGCCACCACCGACTGCACCAGCCGAACGACTAGGCGTATTTTGTTGGCGGTTATCGACGTTTTTGTAGTTCTCTGGCGCTAAACCATAAATACTGAGAATATCGGTTTCAAAATCAACCTGTCGCGAATCTTTTAGTAAGTTGTATAAACTGGATGAAGCTGTGTATTTTGCCGCATATTTTGCAGCGGAAATTCCGGCATACTCGCGTGCAGTTTGTACAAGTATTTTTTTATACTCTAGCACTTTTTGTTCGATCATGGATGCAAATATCGAATATTGGCGCGTTGTCAAGTCGCGCATATACACCATGAAAGGCTGAAGCACCGCGACATAGTTGCTAAGTGTTATACTTCCTGTTACGTATTTACTCATGAGATCAATTAACAATTCTGTATTTGGTACAAACATTTCGATGAATTTCCTATATTTTTCGTTGGAGTCTATATCCTGGTCAGCAACAAACGAAACAAAACTGGACGCGAGAATAGAAATTTCATCAGAAGAATATTGGCTACGCGATTCGCGCTCTTGAATTTCAATCGTTTTTTGGGTAATACTTGTATTTTTTCGGAGCAAATTCCAGTATGGAACAAATTGGCGATTTGCGTCAGCGCGGCGCATAATATTTGTATTTGGGAGTGAAATATTTGAAAAATTCATGACGGGTTCAGGCAAACTTAAATAAGATGCGATGTCTATCTTATCACTTCTTGTGATGGGAACAACTTCGACAATTTCACTTGTTTTGCGTCCATACGAAATACCCTTTTTAATTTGAAGATGGGATAAACCCATATTATAAGATTGGATAACAAATCTGTTGCGTTTAATCGTATCACCTTTCGCGATACTTGAGTAAAAATCGTTCAAATTGTCTAATACTGCGGTAATATTCGTTTGTATGAATTGTGTAGTCGCATTATCCTGTGTATTAAAAGGTGTAAGATATGCATTCATCTTTGAAATATAGGAAAGGAATGATTCTTTATTTGACGCATAGTCTTCGAATAGCGCATTGGATTCTTCCAGATTTTCTTCCATATCGTTTATCGTAAAATCAGATACATTGGATAAGTCGGTATTGTAAAATTTACGAATATTTTTAGCAACAGGGAGAAGCCAAAATAGTTTCTGATTTAGGGCCAGTAGCGACTTCGCGAGAGGTTTATAGTGTTCCAATCTACGCTCGGGAATAACCGCGTTTCCATTCGTATCGAAATTGGAAAACTCATCGCGAAGCTGCTGAAAACGTTCAATGATAGTGTGAATATTATTTAAAACCGATTTTGTCCTTTCAGCATTAGGGTATTTCGATACCAACTCATTTAGAAGATCGCTTGTTTGGCTTTCGATGCTGTAACGTTTTTGTTCTTCAGGGAGCTCAACAAACTGCATAATCGGTTCTAATTCTTCTCCGAAAACGATTGAATCGGCATCAAAAAGGATTTCCTTTAGCGCGGATTGGATTTCTTCAACGGGGGGTGCCGCGGCTGCTTCACTTACAGCGCCGAGTGAAGTTGGCGACTTTCTGATACGACTTATAGAAATAGGTTCAATGCCGAGTTCTTCCTGTTGCCGAACACCTGCTTCTCGTTCGGTGCCTGGACCAGCTAATGCTACTGATGCCGATACCGCTGCAGCAATAGATTTACCTTTTTCTTCTTCGATAATTGTGGGAGGGCTGCGTATTCTTATCTCTTCGATAGGTATGTTTTCGGGAATACCTTTGTATTCAAAGTCAATATAAAATACTTGTTCGCCAGGATATGCCTTTATTTCGATTCTATCATTCTCTAAATTGGTAATTTGTCCGGTAATTATAGTTGGCAGGTCTCCACCAAAACGGATATCAATCCACTTACCAGGAAGTAAATCATTTTGACGAGCATATTCGGGGTGTTCAGGAGAGTCTAAAAGTTTGATTCCGGTAATTGACTCATCAGTGAATCCACCTGACGGACTCATGGTAAGAACAAGTCGTGAAGCATTTGAAGCATTGATTAGTTTGATTTTTTCGTCATTGATATATAGTATTAAATAAATCTGGTCATGAATTGTTGAATTTGTTGGAGCAACGATTTGTATAATATCACCTAGACCAATGTCCACACTTATTGGTTCTTTTTCTTGGGGTAATTCTACTATTTCCGACATTGATTACTTATATATATAACAGAATTTTTTATGATAGTATAATGAATATGCAAATATACGAATATACGAATATATGAATATATAAATATATATATCAATCAATATTTATTTATTTTTACTACTATATTATTAAATCTACTATAACCAATATACTACAACCAATATACTACAACCAGTATAATAGTTATCAAATATACATAAAGACATCCACCTATAAGTATACATACACACGCATATATACTTTTACCGCAGGATTCCAATACAAAATGTATAACCTTAAGAGCATTGAGGGTTTTGATAGGTTGTTGCAACTGATTCGAGAACAAAATAGCAGTAATGTGAAAGATAAGGAAAAAAGTCAAGAACAACAAAGTCAGCAAATTCAAAATACAACAACCATTGACGAAGAAATTCAGAAAATCCTTAATCATCTTAAACTAACAATGAAATATTGGAAGACGGATACGGGAATGTATTCAATTATTAAATATGATAAACGTGGCATGGGTGTTACGTATGAAGACTATAAAACGATTGGCTTGTTGCGTTCGGTAGTTGTGAACGAAGAGGGAAGAATCGTTTGCTATTCGCCGCCGAAGTCGTTATATATTACGGATGAACTTGAGAAGCACTTTGATGCAAATAATATTATGTGTGGCTTGTCAGATGAAAATACAAATGAATGGTATGCAGAAGAGTTTGTAGAGGGAACAATGATTAATCTATTTTACACGTGTGGTGCAAATGGAGAAGGATGGGAAATTGCGACAAAGAACACGATTGGTGCCAAAGCGTTATTTTACTCGCCGAAGAATCCGAAAGATGAGATTGAAATAAGGGAAAGCGACACATTTCGCAATATGTTTTTTGATACATGCGCGAAGATTGGTTTTGAATACGAGAACTTGCCTAGAGATGTGGTATATAGTTTTGTCTTGCAACATCCTAAAAATCGAATCGTGTTGCCGATTACTGCTCCAGCAATTTATCTGATAGGAGTATATCGTATCACACAAGATAATGATAACCAAAAAATAGAGGTTATTCAACATAGCCGCGACGGATTTTTAAAAAATGTTATGAAATGTGATAAAATAAAGACACCCAAAGCTCTTTCATTAAATGAGGAAGGACTGGGGGGAGATTACACATTTAAAAATTTCAAGAAAGAATATGCATCAATGAATTCGGCATACAATATGATGGGGTTGGTGTTTTACAATATGGTAAGCGGAGAGCATATGAAGGTGCGCAATCCGATGTATGAGATGGTGAAAAATATTCGCGGGAATGATCAGAAGATCCAATTGCAGTATTTGACATTACGACATGGTGGACGTGTCGCTGATTATTTGAAATCTTTCCCAGAGTATAAGAGCGACTTTAGTTACTATCGGAACCAAATACATTCATTTACGCGCAACTTGCATCAGAATTATATGGATTGTTTTGTCTTTAAGAAGAAACCATTTGCAGAATATCCCACACAATATAAGAAACATATGTTTGGATTGAACAAGAAATATATCGAGGAACTGCGTGAGAATAAGAATAGTGTAACATTTAATTATGCTGTCGAATTTGTAAATAAATTGGAACCGCAGGCTTTACTTTTTTCACTTAACTATGTAGTGAAGGAACATAAGAAAGAAATTCAACGCGTTGAAGAGCCGATCTATGACACGAGTGCACCAAGCGAATAGACGCCACATAATATAAAATATACAAAATATACTTAAACACTAATCGTATACTATATGTAGAATACTATATATCGTATACCGCGCACCAAAATGGTCAAAACAAGAAGCCAAAATAGCAAGGATTGTGTTACCAATAGCATTATCATTGCAGAAGGTATTGTTACAAGGTCACAAAAACATAAGCGACAACACTCACACGATCACGAACACCAATCCCAAAGTGCACCAGTTCAAAAAGCATTGAAAAAGAAAATGTTGCCAAAGGTGGAGTTGTCAGATAGAATTAAAGATAAAATTCAAAAACGCCAACAACTTCGCAAACAGATTCGACGAAATCAAACCTCTATTTTGAATGAGATTTATATGGATGCAAATACATCAAAAATCCAAAATAATCAAGAGATGACCTCAGTTTGGAAGAACTTTGAGTCTATTTTCAAATATATGGACGACTTTATGCGCTTCAAGAAACGCGTAGAGGGCAAGTAATATATCGGTATAGGTATCGGTATCAATATATAAATAAAATAATATAAAAGTATAGTCAAATATTAAAATATAATACGCAAATTGTATTTTAATATTTTTAATGTCGGTATCAAAATCAACCTGCGAACAACACACCATATGTTTGAATATGATAGTAAAAGATGAGGCACATATTATTGAAAATACGCTTACAAAACTTTTAGATAAAGTAAAAATAGACTATTGGGTTATTTCAGATACGGGGTCGACGGATAACACAAAAGAAATTATTGTCGACTTTTTTAAACAAAGGGGTATACCGGGCGAACTTTATGATGACGCGTGGCAAAATTTTGGACATAATCGGACGATGGCGTTAGTTCACGCATATAATAAAAGCGACTATTTATTAATATTTGACGCAGACGACGAGATATGTGGTGACTTTCAACTTCCGAATTTCGACTTAATTAACATTAACAATAACAAGGACGCGTATAGTCTTCAGTTTGGTGATAGTAACGGGGTTCAATATATAAGAACGCAGCTTATCAACAATAGAAAAAAATGGAAATATGTTGGGGTATTACATGAATGCATCACATGCTGCGAAAATTCCAGCGATCATGAAATAATCGGGGGAAACTATTATACGATTTCAGGAAGAACAAGCCAGCGGAATAAAGATACGAACAAATATTTAAAAGATGCGCTTATTTTGGAAAAGGCATACGAAGAAGCGGTTCAAAATAAAGATGAGATATATAATCGATATGGGTTTTATTGCGCGAATAGTTATTATGATGCACGCAAACATGACGAAGCGCTAAAATGGTATAAGATAACTCTCGAGAATAAAAACTGGGTACAAGAAAAATACGTATCGTGCCAGCGCATATATAATATTTACAAGCTAAGGGGGGAAATTGAAATTGGTATGTTTTATTTAGTGAAGGCGTTTGCATATGATACGGAGCGTGTAGAGTGTTTATACGAGTTGGTTGTTTATTACTGCAATCAAGGCATGAATGATGTTGCTTACAACTACTACAGAATGGTGAAACCATTTTATGATAATGTTTTTTTGACAGCACGCGGAGAACATGCAATGAATAGTAAACTTTTCTTAGATGTTGGTAAATCCAATTTCTTTTTACCCTATTATATGATTATTATAGCATACTATGCGAACGATATTGAAACCGGGATACAAATGTATAGAATACTATTTACGAAAAAATACAAAGAGTTCAATACGTATTATATTGGTCATCTGCTTTCGAATATTCAGTTTTATATAGATAAAGTCAAAGACGACACAGAAATTCTGAGATTATTTCAAGAATATGTGGACTTTTTACTGGCACATAATTATCCTATTGAAATACACCAAAACGCTATGGATAAATACGAAAAATATGGAATAGTGGTTCCAGGTATTGATAACAAAATAAAAACAGATAAAAATAAATTCACCACAACTGAATGCCGTGAAAGTAAAAAGATACTACTTTATACGGGATACTTGAAAGAAAAGTGGAACTATACATCTAGTTTGTCGAATCCTGTAGGTGGTTCAGAAACTGCTGCAATAAGTCTTGCAAGAAGTTTGCCGCCAAAATACGAAATATATATTGGCGGAGATGTGATTGAAGAAAAAATAGACAATATTACATTTGTCAACTCAGATAACCTGCATACGTTGTTACGAAACACCGCGTTTCACACCATTATTGTTTCAAGATATATTAACTTTTTTGAGTTCTATAAATACGTATACACATATCAAACATATATATGGGCCCATGATATACATTTAATAACATACGGAACATATAGTAACGTTAACGACATATTAATAAACCATTCTGACAAAATAAAAGGATGCGTTTGTCAAACTGAGTGGCATAGAAATTTATATACTCAGTCATATTATTCATTGCATGGGAAAATACATATTATAAATAATGGAATTGATACTTCAATGTTTGAGGCCGCCGCCGACACAACCGCAACCGCAACCGCAACCGCAACCGCAAACATAACAATATCAAAACCAAAAGTAAAAAATCGTTTTATTTATTCATCTTGCCCCGAAAGAGGCCTTGAACGATTACTTGAATTATGGCCACGGATTAGCGAAAAGCTCGAAAATGCAGAACTATATGTATGCACGTATGTTGACTTTCCAAGGACAGATAGCTACAACTACGAAAAAGATATGAAAATTCAAAAAATGATGGAAAGTCATAGCAACGTTAAATACGTGGGTAAGTTAATTAAACCAGACTTGTATTTACTCATGTCAACGTGCGAATACTGGTTTTATCCGACAAATTTTAACGAAACATCTTGTATTACTGCAATGGAAATGCTTATGTCGGAAGTCGTATGCATTTATTATCCCATGGGTGGACTGGCGAATACCATGAGCGAATATGGTATTCAGGTAAATGAAAGCGACGAAATAGAAACTATCGCGGAGCTATCAGAGTCAACACCCTTTGCCGAAAATAGGAAAAAGGAAATACGGCGGCGTGGAAAAGAATACGCAATGTCATGTGACTGGAATAATAGGGGCAAAATGTGGGAGGATGTTTTGTTTAATAACGTGGATGCACCCGCGCCCACACCCCAGGGGTTATCATACGTCGAAAAACAAATGATTGCACTACATGAACGCGATATAGTTCCATCTGCGCATAAACGTGTTTTAAGTGATATTAGTAGACATTTTACACCACGTGTTATATATGACATTGGCGCGTGCGTTCTTCATTGGACACGTGAAGCTATGAAAATATGGCCAGAACCCGAATGCATTACAATAGCATTTGACGCAATAAACGAAGTGGAAGCATTATATAAATCAAAAGGTATTTTGTATCATATTGGAGTATTAAGTGACGAAGATAATAAACTAGTCAATTTCTATGAAAATAAGGAGATGCCTGGTGGTAATTCATACTATAAAGAAATAGGACACGCAAATGCGGATGCCGTATTTCCTGAAGATAGATACACAGAGAAGAACGCGATGACACTTGAATCTGTAGTCCGACAAAAAAACTTTCAGATGCCTGATTTGATAAAAATTGATGTTCAAGGTTGTGAGCTCGATATTTTAAAAGGAGGAATAAATATTATTAACCATGCAAAATATTTAGTTATAGAGTTACAAAACGTTCAATACAATCGCGGTGCGCCATTAGAAGATGTAACGATTAAGTATTTGAAAGATAACGGATGGGAAATAGTAGAAGCAAAGTTTGTAGATAATGGCCCCGATGCAGATTATTTATTTATAAATACGCGATGGGTTGAATCTCAAAATATATGATGATTCATAAAGAAATATAAAAGTAAAGGACCAAATAAATCTGTTGGATTAATTACGCTGACCAACCCTCCTTCCTTTGTCGTAGGCATTAGCCACGGCTATCCCAGCCCTGCCCCCAGTATTAATGAGCTGAATTAAAATAATTTTCGATGTAATCTATATCCAGATATTTAGAAGTCGCACCACTTGTGCAAGCTACAAACCCACCCATATATAAATTAAGATTCGTAGATGAGCAAGTTCCATTATAAGAATAGATTGCTGAAGGAGCATCAAGATTTTGAAATGTTGTTGTATAAGTAGATGCTGTAGTCCGAACTAGAGTCATTTTATGCCATTGATTCGCACCGGTTGTAGTGTATCCGCTATTATAAACTGAAACGTTGTCTTGTTTAAAATTCCACACCCCTGTTGGTGCTTGATTCGTAGAAAACTGCCACGCAAGTTGGTTGGCTGGCGCTCCAGCAGAAAAATCGTTTGAAAATCCAACATATAGTGTTGTGTTTGTAGCTGTTCCTAACGGCCACGGCCGAAATATTATGGTGAAACCAGAACTATTTGATAACATATTTCGAAACCAAAGAGTAGAGCCGCTTTGATAACCAACACTTGTATTTGTAGCAGTGTTCCAAATACGCTGAATACCATTATATCCGTCAGCGGCTGGCTGTGATTGTGGAGAATTTGCAGCGGGCGTCCCGACTTGTATCATTCCAAATGGACCATTATTTGTAGATCCACCTCCCCACATATCGTCAAATTGGAAATTTCCATTAGTGTCAGCTGCCTGCGGGCCTGTTGCGCCTTGCACACCCGTTGCACCCTCTGGACCTGTAACACCTTGCACACCTGTTGCACCTTGTGGGCCTGTAACACCTTGCGGACCAGTGACACCTTGCGGACCAGTGACACCTTGCACACCTGTTGCTCCTTGAGGACCAGTAGCACCTGTAACACCCTGTGGTCCAGTAACACCTTGCACGCCTGTAACGCCTTGCACACCGGTTGCGCCTTGCGGGCCTGTAACGCCCTGCACACCGGTTGCGCCTTGCGGGCCTGTAACGCCCTGCACACCTGTTGCTCCTTGAGGACCAGTAGCACCTGTAACACCTTGCACGCCGGTTGCGCCTTGTGGTCCAGTAACACCCTGCACACCTGTAACGCCCTGCACGCCTGTAACACCCTGCGGTCCTGTTGCACCTGTAACGCCCTGCACGCCGGTAACACCCTGTGGTCCAGTAACACCCTGCACACCTGTTGCACCCGTAACACCAGTTACACCCTGCGGACCCGTAACGCCTTGCACGCCGGTTGCGCCTTGTGGGCCAGTGGCACCCTGTGGACCTGTAACGCCTTGCACACCCGTTGCACCCTGTGGTCCTGTTGCACCTTGTGGCCCCGTTGCACCTTGCGGCCCTGTTGCACCTATCCCACTTACTACATTATCTCTATATGTTCGAATATACCCTAGCGTTGATGTATTTGTAACCCCTGACATAGTTTGTTACTTATTTATATAATATAATAAATATTTATATTATATTATAGCCAACTATTTCTATTTTTAGCAAATATTTTCACACGTAAAATATTGATATATTATATAGTATAGTTAAACTTACTGCTTAAGATATTTAAAAAGATGATTTCAAAAAAACTTTTAATATTTATTTTACTTTTTATGATATTTGAGTATATTCTTATGATAACAGAATGGAAATATTATTTGAATATGTGTTCTGATATACAAGGTTATAAATATAACTTTTTTAAAAGTAAAGATAACAAACTAAGATTATTTCCAATATTCTTACTTACGATAGGTTATTCTTTTATGTTATTTATATTTCACACTTTTTTAGGGGAAAAAGTATTTAAAATCAATTTATATTCATTTTTATTTTTAGTTTTAGTCTACGCAGTTTGGGATTTTGCATATTATACTATGTTCGATAAGGCAGTAAAACATCTACCAGTATTATTATATGATATACTTATTGTCGGTGGGTTCTGTTTAGTGTTAACACAATTTATATTTAACAAATTTTATGACATATTAGAAAAAAATATTCCAATACTTATTTTATTATATTTTGGAACTATGTTTTTATTTTTTTATGTATGTTACAAATATAATCCAGATATATCTAATATAACCGGAATATATCAACCTTTTCATGTATTATTTATTGTAGTTATAACATTACTAGGAATATTTTGTTATAATTTAATAAAAACTTAAATAGGAAATGGTCTTTGATTTTTCTCAACAACAAGAGGTGTCGGCATAATGAGTGGTATTCTATCAAAGAAAGTGCATTCCGGTAGTTTCTTAAGTTCGGGCACTACGGGCGCCTGAGGAGTTACTAAATTCGTGGAATTGATTCCAAACAGCGCAGATTCAATATCGACAGAGTTGTTTGAGAAAGATTCGCGCGACATATATGTCGGACGATACCCTAGCGTTGGAAGAGCGGTGGTATACGCTTTTCCATTTTGCGCATTTTCGTATGTGATGTGCGTAAATATACCAGTGTTTTGTTTCTGCTCTAAACAATAGTCGCTAGAAGTGTTTTTATTTTTTGTTGAAGCCATTTATATACTATTATTATTATTTATTTATATTATTATTTTTGTGGTTTGGATTTATATTTTTAATTGCTGAATTAATTTATTTTTGGTATCCGTAAACGTAAAATACGAATATACGCTATTAGGAATAACATGTATTGTAGCATTGCTTACTACTTCTGAAGGGCACAATGGAACTATATGTTTTGTATTATCATAGTTGCTTTTATCTTTGCTTTTATCTTTGCTTTCGGCAAGTCTATATTTATAAAGCAAATAAATAAAACAACTATGAAACAAATCAAACGTGTCAAATGAAAACATAAGTTGCATGACAAATTCGTAGTTTTTTTTCTCTGCAACAAACCGCGGATGTGCTTCCAGTATTTCCACGAACTCTTTGTCGCATTTCAATTTTTCGTATACATCTTCCAATGTTTTCATGATGACGTCGGAGTTATATTCTTTAAGACCAAAAGCTGACAAGTAGTCGTATCTATAAATAATATCTTGGGTTTCTTCGTCACTAGGGTCATGCATCTTATATGTGCATATAAAACGAGTATTATACATATGTTGTCGGTATCTATATATAATTTTGTAATCATAATCGTTTTAATACGTTTTAACCACATATTAAAATGATTTCTTGACGCGGTGTGTGTGTCGCAAAGAATACACTATATTACACTACACCCTAGACACCACAAGAGGTGTATTTAGTCTCGCGCTCAAGTTCGCGTGAAGGAATGCCACCACGTATCCAGCCGTTTACTGCGACACCCTCAACCAAATTTGCAGGGTTGGTAATCGTAGATGCGATGGAAGGGATGAGCGGATACATCTCGTGGTTCACATAACAAACTTCAGTACTTGGATTGACGCTCTTCTTGTTGATATTGTAGTCACCCTGCCAGAGCCGGGACTCAACTAGAGGATTGGATTCCCCTTTTCCTAAATATGGCACAGTCTTAAACGGCCGCTCAAATAAACTAATGCGGCATCTTGGGTGTGTCATAATACTTCCATTGAACAGCTCACTATTGGCATCGATGTTGCAGCCACCAGCACCAACTTGGTATCCACCGGTGAAGTTGATACCTGGTTGAGCAACCGCAAACTCGATTGGACGCGCCATATTGCAATCCGCTGCAAAAAAGTTATGCAACATGTAGTTGCTTGAATTCAGATTTTGAACATTGCGCTGACTTTGTCCACAATTATCGTTACCAATTCGGGATAAATTATCAAATACGTAGTCTCTAACGATTGCCATTTATAAATAATAACTAACTCTGTATATATCTATGATTATATATATGTATATACAACTGAAAATATATTTTACTGAAAATATATTTTTACTAAATAAAATAATATAATATATTGTTTTATTTTCGATATACGATCAATAATCCAGTATCCATGATCCACATTTGACGATTAATTATAAACTCCACCAATACGTGGAAACCATCTTCCAAGAGCATAGTCGTTACCTTCCTTCGCCGAAATCATATCACCAAAGCAAAAGTTAGCAAAACCGCCCTGGTCATTGGGGATAGTTGTATTTGGATTGGTATAAAAGTTTCTCATACTAAAATCAAAATTATAGTTGTCGCCCAAATCGCTAAATAGTTTACGGCGAATATATTCTTGTTGTTTTTTGGTTCCATCTCCAAATGTTGTATCTACAACATAGTCTTTTGTCTTATTATTTATCTCCTTCTCAAGTTCGGGATTATATGCCGGCGCGGCTTCACTGCGGTTTGGGTCATATGATATTTCCGGTAAAAGAACATTCATCATTGGATTATTTTCCTCTGGGTTTGTATATTCACTCTTTAATTCACTATACAGCATTGCATTTGTAAATCCTTCTTTTACTTTTTCATTAGACTTGGCATCGTTTCCTTTATTTTTATTATTCTTAACACTATCTTTATTACCATTACCATTACCATTGCCGTCATCGGTTGATGTATTTTTGGCTTGTTGATTGCGCTGCACATTATATAAAATAGCAATAACTGCTAAAGTTACTACTGCTACTAAAATCATTTTTAAATTAAGTGTAATTAAATATCCTAAAAGAGATGCAGCAATA